TGTACGTTGGTACAGGAGGTAACTTGTCTGTAAGGATGGCAGGCAGCAATAGTGATGCTACTGTGGTTATTAAAAATGTAGCAGACGGATCTTTTTTACCTATCGTTGTGAAAGCAGTATTGACAGCAACAACGGCAAGTGACATTTTAGCTATAAATTAAAAAATATATGTTAAGTTTATTAAATACAACATTTACTAATACTTTAAGACAAAAGTCTACTGCAAATAAGGATATAGTATTTACTGTTCAATCTGATAATGTAGGTACAAGTAATGATAATCAATTTACAATACCAATAAATTCTGCGGAAACATATTTATATGATGTATCTACTAGTGATGGTTATACAGCTACTGGAGTAACTGGAAACCATACAATAACATTTCCTAATGGTGCTGGAACACATACAGTTACGATTAGTGCTGGACTAGGTAACTTTAGATTGTTTTACTTTAACAATGGGGGGGACAGATTAAAAATATTAGATATTTCTAATTTTGGAAATTTAGCAGGAAATGGCGATTCTCAACAATTTGCATTCAGAGGTTGTAATAATTTAACAATAAGTGCTACGGATATAGGTCGTTTTGAAAACGTTACTAATTTTAGATTAAGTTTTGCAAATACAAATTTTTCTACTTTACCCTTGATAGACACAAGTGCTGGTACTAATTTTGACGCGGCTTTTAGTGGCGCTAATTTTACAACGTTTCCTAGCTTAGATTTATCTTCGGGAACTAATTTTGAAAAAGCTTGGCAAAGTACTTCTAATTTAGTGAATTTCCCTGCAAATATGTTTGACAATTCCTCTGCAACTGATTACACTAGAGCCTTTAGAAATACTAATTTATCACAAACATCAATAGATAATATATTAGTTAGTATTGATACTGCTGGTCAAAGCAACGGAACATTTGAACAAACAGGGGGTTCTGCTCCAAGTTCTACTGGATTAGCAGCTATTAATAGTTTAGTAGCTAAAGGATGGACAGTAACCTATACAAATTAAAAAATATGAAAAGTTCAGAATTATGTAATCCTTCAGAAGAAGCTTGGTTTATATGTTGGGTTAATTAAAGATCAAATAAGTAATTAAACGGTACACTGTGTAACTATTATAGTATAAAAACAATTAAATTAAACTAAATTAAATTATGGCAAAAATTAAAGAACAAGAGTTAGAATCAATTATTTCTCAACAACAAAAAGCTGATAGCATTATTACAAACCTAGGCTTGTTAGAAGCTAAAAAACACGAGCTACTGCATACGTTTGCTCAAGTTAATGCACAGGTAGAAGATATTAAGAAAGACTTAGAGGCTACTTACGGTAATGTAAATATTGATTTACAAACTGGTGAGTACACAGAAATTAAAGAAGATGAGCAAAATAATTAGAAAAATAAGTATTGGCTCAGATTATAAAAATGACGCCATGCACTACGCTGTTAATCAGTCTGTGTATGGTGGTCATATCATAAAAGCTATATTGCACGACGAAGCTGATGGTTCTTACAGTATTCATATTAAAAAGAATGATGAAGTATTACCTTGGAAAAAGTTTAACTGCAACATGGCTATATCTGTTGAATACGATTTAGAGTATTAATGAATAGCTTAGGTCAATTTATTATAAAACCTTTAAAGGATAGATATAACAATCAAGTAAAGGTAGGTGATAAAAATCTTATTACTAATACAAAAGTAGAAGATTGGAGATCTGTTAGCAAAGAGGCTGTTGTTGTTTCAACCCCTTCTGCTTTAAAAACAGATATAAGACCAGGTGATAAAGTAATAGTGCATCATAATATATTTAGAAGATGGTACGACATTAGAGGCGTAGAAAAAAACGGTTCTACATTTTTTAAAGACAATATGTACTTTGCTAGTCCTGATCAAATATATATGTATCAAGTAAACGGAGAGTGGCATACTAATATGCACTATTGTTTCGTTGCACCCGTGATAGAAACAGATGTTTTAAAGGATCAAAAAGAAAAGGAACTTGTTGGTATACTAAAATACGGTAACAAGTCCTTAGAGGCGCTTAAAATAACTCCAGGAGACTTAATAGGGTTTACGCCTAACTCTGAGTTTGAGTTTGTTTTTGATAATAAGCGTTTATATTGTATGAAATCTAATGATATTGTAATGATATTGTAATTAAGTATGAAGATAAAGGAAACGAAAAAGAATATTATCCTAGCTGGGCAAATAGCCGTTGAAGAATTAATTAAAGTAGCTAAAGAAGCTATTGTAGATTCTGATGATGATATTTCTGCAGACAGATTAAAAAATGCTGCAGCAACAAAAAAGTTAGCTATATTTGATGCTTTTGAAATTTTACAAAGAATACAGGAAGAAGAAGATAAGTTAAACGATAAACCTAAAGAAGAAAAGGAAGAAAAAGCTTTTAAGGGTTTTGCAGAACGTAGATCTAAATAAGATGTACAAGCAAACTTTATATAGTGTAGAAGAAAACTACATCAAGCCTCAGGTAATAAAGCGAATGAATCGCTATAAAAAGTGGGAATATGGTTACAATGCTGATTATGACGTCGTGGTTATTAGCAAAACTGGAAAGATTGGAGAAATATATAATATCCAAAATCTTAGAATCGCTTTACCAGAAGCAACAAAAAATGTACAAAAACGTTCTGCTAAGAAAGAAGAGCAATTCTGGGAGGCTTCAGAATATCCGAAAGAATTAACGAAAATAAAAAGCGTTTTTGACTGGGAAAAATACCCATCCGATTTTAAAGAAAAGTGGTACGAATATATAGATAAAGAATTTGAAAAAAGAGAAGAAGGTTTTTGGTTTTATAATAATGGCAATCCAACTTATATTACTGGTACTCATTACATGTACTTGCAGTGGACCAAAATTGACATTGGGAAACCAGATTTTAGGGAGTCCAACAGGTTATTCTTCTTATTCTGGGAAGCATGTAAAGCAGACAACCGCTGTTATGGAATGTCGTATCTCAAGAACAGACGTTCTGGATTTTCATTTATGGCTTCGGGAGAAACGGTTAATATGGCAACCATATCAACGGACTCACGGTTTGGGGTATTGTCCAAATCTGGGGCCGATGCGAAAAAAATGTTCACAGATAAGGTTGTCCCGATTTCGAGTAACTACCCGTTCTTTTTCAAACCCATCCAAGACGGAATGGACAGACCAAAAACAGAACTTGCGTACAGAGTACCCGCGTCAAGGCTTACCAGGCGCAAACTTAACGAAGGTGAAACCGAAGACGAATTAGAAGGATTAGATACAACTATTGACTGGAAAAATACAGGGGACAACTCTTATGATGGTGAAAAACTAAAACTGCTAGTACACGATGAAAGTGGTAAGTGGGAAAAGCCGGATAATATATTAAATAACTGGAGAGTTACAAAAACTTGTTTACGTTTAGGACGTAAAATTATCGGCAAGTGTATGATGGGTTCAACATCTAACGCTTTAGAAAAAGGAGGTAATAATTTTAAAAGCTTATATTATGCTTCAGATGTTACAAAAAGAAACCGCAACGGGCAGACTAGCTCAGGACTATATTCTTTGTTCATACCTATGGAATGGAACTACGAAGGATTCATTGATTCTTTTGGATTACCTGTATTTAACACACCAGATGAGCCAATTAAAGGAGTCGACGGAGAGCTAATAGATTACGGAGTTTTAGAGCATTGGGAAAATGAAGTAGATGGTTTAAAAAATGATCAAGACGGATTGAACGAATACTACCGTCAGTTTCCAAGAACAGAAAAACATGCTTTTAGAGATGAAGCTAAAGAGTCCATATTTAATCTTACCAAGATATACGAACAAGTAGACTATAATGAAGATTTAAAAAACACAGCAGTAGTTACAACTGGTAGCTTTGCTTGGGAGAACGGAATGAAAGATACTAGAGTAGTATTTTACCCTAATAAAGACGGTAGATTTAAAATATCTTGGGTACCACCTAATAATCTACAAAACCAGGTGATAATAAAGAATGGTACTAAATATCCAGGAAACGAACATATGGGTGCGTTTGGGTGTGATAGTTACGATATATCAGGTACAGTAGATAAAAGAGGTTCTAATGGNGCTTTACACGGATTAACAAAGTTTAGTATGGAAGATGCTCCTCCTAATTGTTTTTTCTTAGAGTATATAGCAAGGCCGCAAACTGCTGAAATGTTTTTTGAAGATGTACTTATGGCTTGCGTATTTTATG